AATAAAAAAAGGGGCGATAAGCCCCTTTTTTGTTACTCAGCCTCTACGGCTTCGACTTCTGTGTCTTCTGGTGGATTCTCTACAACTTCTTTTAATTTAGCTGTAAACCCCTCTGTAGCAACAGTAATTTGATCTAGTTCCATCTGGAAGTTATTTCTTTTCCCAGCTAGACTATTCAAACAAGCAACATAGTATTTTGCTTCGTCACTTAATTCAGAAATCACATATTTTTTATCATCGAGTACTAAAACAGGCTCTTGCTGTTGTTGTACTTCTGGATTTTCTTGTGTCGACATAATTTTCTCCTTATTTAAAAATATCTTGCCAATTTCCTTGGGTGCTTGCCTTAGCATACTCGGTAGCACGGTTTTCAAAAAAGTTGGTATGCTCAACTGCGTTTACTTGCATATCTATCCATGGAAGAGGATTATCAGTACTATGAAATATTTTCTTCATACCAATACCCAATAGTCTTCGATCTGCAATATAACGTATATACTCTTTTACTTCTTTAGCAGTTAAGTCAGGTACATCTACCTTTCCAAAACAAATATCAATAAAACTATCTTCTAGCTCTACTGTTCTTTCTGCTGCGCAGTAAATCTCATATTTTAATTTATCAGTCCATAATTCTGGATTTTCACTGATAAAAGTTCTAAAAAGTTGGGATAATCCTTCAACATGAAGAGATTCGTCTCTTATTGACCATGTTACAATCTGTCCCATACCTTTCATTAGGTTGTGTCTGGGGTAGTTAAGAAGAATAGCAAAACTACTAAATAGTTGTACTCCTTCTGTAAATGCACTATATACCGCCATAGTTTTTGCCATGTCAAATGGAGTGTCCATGTTAAAATCTTGTAGATATTCATGTTTCTCCATCATAGCGTTTATATCCATAAACTCTTGGTACATACCTTCCTCTTTTCCTAGTGTTTCTAGTAGTAGGGAGTATGCCTCCTGATGTACTGCTTCCATTGAAGCATAAGCAACTAACATCATTCTTACTTCTGGTTGCTTAAATGTAGGTAGGTAGTGGTGTGCATAACCGCCACATACATCTACATCTGCCTGAGTGAAGAACTTAAAAATATTATCTAATAACTTTCTTTCTTCCTCACTTAGTTTTTCTTTATAATCCTTTATATCATCTTGTAATGGCACTTCATCTGGTAGCCAATGCATTTGTTGCTGTTTTTTATAGTTTTCAAATGCCCAAGGATATTGAAAAGGCTTATAGTATTCTCTTTCTTTTAATAAACTCATTTATCCCTCACAACTTAGACAATCTGATTGTTCAAAGATTATCTCTCTTTTTACTTGATTTGATACATTATCTGCTCTAGAGATTGCTTCACTTCTTAGATAATATAAAGTTTTCATATTCTTTGCCCATGCTAACATATGAACATTGTGTAGTTCACCTTTGTTTACATCAGGCGGAAAGAATAGATTTACACTCTGTGCTTGACAAACATAATGTTGCCTTTCACTTGCATGTTCTATAATCCAAGATTGATTAATTTCTACCGCAGTTTTAAATACCTCTTTTTCATCACTTGACAGTATATCAAGATGTTGAACACTTCCTTTATTTGTAACTATACTTTTCCAAGTATTTTCATACACAGCAGAATGTCCTATCTTCTTTAATAATACTGCATCTAAATACTTATTCTTCTGCAAGAACGAGCCAGATTTAGTTTTCTGAGTAAAGGCATTTGCTCTGTATGGTTCGATACTCGGGCTGGTATTGCCACAAATAATGGAAGAACTTGCATTTGGGGCTATAGCCAGTAAATGAGCATTTCTCACTGAGCAAGAACTGTCGTCTGGGCATGCTCCTCTTTCTACTGCAAGTTGTTCTGTAGTTTTTTGTGCATGGGATTTAATGTGTTTAAACATTTCTGTATTCATACCTCCAGCAAATATACTCTCAAAAGGAATCATATTTTTCTGCAAGTAGGCATGGAATCCCATAGCTCCTAATCCTATACTTCTTTCCCTCATAGCACTGAACTTTGCTCTTTCCATAGAGTCTGGTGCAGTTTCTATAAAGTAGGTAAGTACGTTGTCGAGCATACGAATTAAATCTGGTATAAAAGCAGGAACTTTTTTCCATTCGTCGTAATACTCTAAATTTACACTCGATAAACAACATACTGCTGTTCTCTCTTCGTTTGTTGCAAGTGTGATTTCTGAACAGAGATTAGAGTGATTGACGTACAATCCTAACTCTTTCTGAAACTCAGGCAATTCGGCATTTACTGCATCTTCAAACATAAGATAGGGCTCACCTGTCTCCATTCTATTTTGTAGTAATTTTACCCATAATGCTCTAGCACTTACAGTCTTTTTGACTTCTTTACTATGTGGGTCAATTAAATCCCAACTATCATCAAAGTCTTCTTCTTTTGTTGCACGGTGTATAATCTCCATAAATTTATCTGAAATTACTACTCCATGGTGTAGGTTAAGACACTTACGATTCGTGTCCCCACCTGTTGGTTTTCTCATATCCAAAAATTCTTCTACTTCTGGGTGTGTTATATGCAAATAAGCAGCATAACTACCTCGTCTTGTAACTCCTTGTGAGAAAGCAAGCATTTCTGCATCAACTACTTTCACAAAAGGAATCACTCCAGTACTTTCAGATCCTTTTGATGTCTTTGTACCCTGTGAACGAACTGCACTCCAACTGCCTCCAATTCCTCCTCCAAAAGAAGAAAGATAAGCGTTTTCTGTATAGTGGTCTGTGATTCCTTCTCTACTATCTTCGATATAGTTCAAGAAGCATGAAATCGGCAGACCCCGCTTAGTCCCTCCATTTGAGAGAACAGGCGTTGAAAACATAAACCATAGATTACTTGCATAATCATATAGTCTTTGAGCGTGCGCATCGTCATCAGCAAATGCTTCTGCAGCACGTGCAAAAGCTTCTTGAGGACTTTTTTCATCTCCTACGAGATATCTGTCCTCTAATGTTTTAAAACTAAACTCTGTTAAAAGTTTGTCTTTGCTATAATCAATTTCTATCATTGTAAAATTCCTTCTAAAGTTCTTTTTATAACTTTACCGTTGTCTTCTCCTATAGCGTCCTCAGAGTAAGTATTTAAATCCATAAGTTCTACGTTCATCAGAAGTTGTTCTGCGTTTTCGTTAACTGCTTGAATATATTTATACTTGCCTTCTAGTGGACATGCATCATAAATGTCAAAGACTGTGCCATATTGTTCCATTAATTGTACTGCGCGTTTTGGACCGACTCCAGGTACTCCTGGGACATTGTCCCCTTTATCGCCAGTAAGACATTTGAAAGTGATATAATCTTCAATTTCAAAGTCATAGTGTTCATCCCAGTTATGTACCGTTGTCTCTTTACGAGTTACAGTACTAAATCTAGAGACTTTATCGTTTATCAATAAATCCCAGTCTTTATCCGAAGATATTAACCAGCAATCATCAAATTCTATATTGTGTGTGATAAAAGCTGCAATATCGTCAGCTTCAACCCCTTTAAAATGAAAGACAGGGTGCTTCTCTTTAAGTAATGTTAAAGTATTTGCAAATTCTGCCATAAACATTTTAAATTCTTTTTCTTCTTCTGCAGTTTGATCTGCAAATCTCTCTCTTCTGTTGGCTTTGTACTCTGGATATATTTCTTTTCTCCAAGTACTGCCCCCGTCAGCACAAATTACTATTGTGCCAGCGTTGTAAGATTTTGCTAGACTTTCGATAGTTCGTACGTAATCGTACTTAAAATCTGTAACTCCTTGATGTTTCCATCTAAATGCTACATTTAAACCATCAACTATCAGCAAGTTCCCAATCGGAGCCGGGGCTCCAAGGTTCGCAAGTGTAGTCGCCATTTGTAAATTTTATCTCCTCATTTTCTAGCCAGTGTTCTGCTAATAAAACATAAGCACCTAGCCAGGCAATATGCATATATTTTAATGTGTTCTGTGGTTTCCTTACTGTCACTACGAAAAACTTACCATAATTTTCTCTAAAAATAAGTAGTGGTTCTTGCTCCATATCTTGCGATTGTTTGCAAAGTTTACTCCACCATCTAAAAAAGTTATTTGTCTTTGAAGTATACATCTTAGAGTTAAACCCACTCTCTTTGTAGAACTTTACTTCTACACAGAATAAGTTGTGTTTGCCAGGGACTCTTAAGTCTCCTTTTATCTTACCACTTCCCGAGCCGGGAGTTTGTTCCCACTTTTCTTCGGTCATTCTACCGAGAAGGGACATTACTTGTTGCTCGCCTCTATTTCCTTTTTGTCTTGAGTTAACCATCTAGTCTACTCATTTCATCTTCTTTTATTACTTCAATCTTCTCAAGTAATGGGTGAGTCCACCCATGTGATACTATATATGTATTCAAATTTTCCTCTCTTAATAATATTTCAACGAGTCTCTCCTTTCCTAGTTCATCTAGTACATTAGTTACCTCGTCTAAAAATAAAATGTTAATCTGAGACTTGGAGATACTACTCATTAGTTTACGAATAGCCAGTAAGGTAGCTGTGTTCACTCTTGCAAGTTCTCCTGCACTTAGTGATAATATATCTACAGCTTTTCCATTGTCCTCTATATTAACATTTAATTTATCGTTTAACACAACAAACTCTAGACTGAATCTACCATCTGATAGCTCTGCTAGATATTCGTTTGTCAGTTCTTCTAAATCTTTTACAAGGTTTTCAATCTTGTATGCAAGTAGTCCATTCGTACTAAAGGCTTTCTTTAATATCTCAACACTACTTAGTTTGTCTTCTATTTTTTCTAAATCAGTCACTAAACTATTTAGTTGACTTTCGAAATCATCTTGTTGTTCTACTATGATTCCTATTCTTGTATTGTGTCTTTCGACTTCATTGTTCTTATCGATAGCTTCTTGTAAATCTTCTTTTTGTTTTATTACTCTATCTTTTAATTCTTTTATAGACTCTTGTAAAAAGTCTGAGTCAGGAATGGTCTTTGGTAAACTTTGGTCAATACTTCTGTAAAGATTTTCCCATTCATCTGATTGTTTCTTCGCAGCTCTGTAATCCTTATTATTGGTTTCTGCGTCTTTGATTTTTTCTGATAATTTTGTTACTTCAGCAGAACATAGTAATGCTCTATCTGTATGCTCATTATACATGTTATTCACAAAGTCAATATTTATCTCTTGCTCACATGTAGGACATTCCATATTATCACTATTACGCAGGGCTTCATACTTTTCCTGCATTTGTTTTTCATGTCTTAACTCGGAGTTCCACGCGCCCAAACTTTCAATCATCTGACTAGTATCAACCATTTCTGATAAATCTAGCACGTCACGAATCTTATTAATATTGATGGATTCTAACTGCTCAATGTAAAAATTGTTTTGGTTAATTTTTTTAATTTTTTCCGAGATATTTTCAAATTCTATTTGTAATGACCGTAAATTCTTTTCGTCATTTTCTGATAAAAAAGGTAAATTCACTTTCGATAGTAGACTAGTATTCTCTAATTTATTGTCTGTTAACCATTTTTCAATAGTGTCAATTTTACCTTGCACTCGAGAAACGTCTCCTCCAATGCCTCTAGAGAGTTCTCTAAAGACTTCGAAGTACGCAACATATTTATTTAACTGTAACAAATCAATCAAAAACTTTTTACGATTTGTGTCTGTGGCAGTTAAGAACTGTAAACTTGCGTTAGTGTTTTGGTACACAATCTGAGAAAATGTCTTAAAATCAATACCCATTATTTCTTCTACTGTTTTATAGGTATTTGTTGCCGTATGGCTTGAAATATCTTCTCCATTTTTTAACAACTTTACTTTAATGTTTGCTCTACGCATAACATCAAGATTATAACTATCTTCTCCCACTCTGAAAGCAAGAGTAATGTCGTACCCATTGCCTACAATTCTGTTGGCAATATCTGCTTTACGAATACCTTTGGAATTTTTGTTGAAAAGAACTTCCTCTAAAATTAGAGGTATAGAAGACTTACCAGCACCATTCGTGCCGACAAGTTGTGTTAGTGTGTTGTTCTTTAGGTCTATTACATTGTCTGAGCCGTAGCTGAAACAATTACTCCACGTTAGCTTCTCTAGCGTTATCTCTGAATACTCCTATAATTTTTTTAACTTTATTCTCGTCTAATTCAAGAATGTATGAGAGATATTCTCCCAACTCTTCTTCAATTGTCATATCTTTTCCTAATATAAGAGTAGCTTCTGTTTTTCTCTTGATAACTTTTTTATCAAGTAAGTCAGAATTTTTGACCCCGCTCAAGTCCGAAACATCTCCCTCTACTTCATATATTGTATGGTGCCAGTCTGTCTGTACCATTTCTTCGGCACTTGTTACTGTCTTACGTATAAGCTGAGGAAGTTTAAATTCATGCCATGTCCAACACCACTCTTCGTCAAAGTGATGTGTGTCAGTATCGATAAGTATGTATCCTGTTTTTACTTCATTTCTATGAAAACTTGTAGTCATAGGACTGCCTGGATATACAATGTTTCGTTGAGTATTCTCGTGAGCATGTAAATCTCCTGCAAAAACTTCTTTAAACTTATCAAATCTAGTTAAGTCTACCTCTGGTGTAACATGTGGAGGTATCTCTCCTCTTACGTGGGTAAATAGATACTCTGCATCTATTAGTTCTATACTATTTTTTCTATGCAAATCTGCATAAGGTAGTATTGCCCAGTCGTCACGATAGTAAGTACTATCTATCACTGTTACTAATGGGTTGAGTTCGTTTGTTACTCTTTTTAAATTTGTAAAAAATGTTTTATTCTTTCTAGTAGCCTCGTGGTTACCATCAAATATAATTGTTTCAATAGAACAATTCTTTACAAAGTCAAAATAGAGTGTTAACTCGTCCATAGAAGGAGTCCTGTCAAACAGATCTCCACCTACTATGTGCAAGTTAACGTCCTCTCTTTCTTCTATCTCTTTTAATTGTTGATAGAATAATTCATAGCGAGAACATGCCCAACTAGCAGGCACGTTCTTTTGACCTAGTTTAATATGCCAATCCGCTGTGAATAAAATCATTTATCTTCCTTTTGTTCTTTTCGCCATTGTGCTACCCATGGAGCATTAACTCTTTCTGCATCTAAAAAGATGGCATTAGTAAATGCTATAGGCAATAAAACAGCTATATGAATTATGATACTTGTTACAGTTGAGTAGCCTAGCCACCCCATATAAAAGGAAGCAACAAATCCAAAATATACTGACCACACAGTAAACAAGACTAACATAAAGTAAGTTTGTAAACTCGGGTCAGGTATATATTTTAATGGATTATATTTTACGTTCATAACTAAACGCCAACTATCTACAATAAATAATACTAATTTTTTGTAATAGTTCATGCTACGAAGTCTTCCCCAGGTGTCCATTCACACCCAGTTAGTCCACCAGCTTTTAAAGCTTGTAGAGTTCTAAGAACTTCGTTTGCATTTCTGCCCGTATCTAAAGCGTTGACAGAGACGTGCTGAATAGTTCTATCTGCATCAAAGATGTAGGTAGCTCTAAAGCACACGCCTTCTGTTTCATCAACAATCCCTAGATCATAGGAAAGATATAGCCCACAGTCAGCTGCTAAAGTGTGGTTAATGTTACCAATGATATCATTGTCTTGTTTCCAAGCCAACTTACAAAATTCATTGTCACCGCTAATACCAATAACGTTAGCTTCATCAACTAATGCGTCCATACCTGCTATTTCAGTAGGGCAGATAAATGTGAAATCTTTAGGATAAAAGTATATTACACTCCAGTCATGCTTGAGTGGTTGATATGTTTCATCAACTTTTACAACTTCAAAATTGTTGTCTTTATTTACACCCTGCAAACTAAAGGCAGGGAACTTTTCTCCTACACCAATCATGATACTTGAAACTCCTCATCAATAGATTCGTCTGTTTTAGAGTTAGATGAACCAGCTCTAATTCTGTCAAGTAATTCTTTTTGTGCGTCTGGTGTTGGTCTTGGCAACACTTCGTCCATAGACTTAAGCTCTGAAACTAATTCCATCTCTTTTTCATCTAATGGTCTAGATTTGCACTTCAATGCTTGTAATTGATACTCTACATTGTAAGCCATTGGGCCAGTTTTCACTCTCTTAAAGTGAACGTCCCAACCAGTCTCCATATCAGCAGGGTCACCTAAGTCTTCTGCTGCTACTAAGATTTGTTCTAAAAGTTTTTTCTTTAGATTTAAAACTTTTACTTTACCGCCATGAACGCACTGGATAGCATATGACCAACCACACTTAAGCTCTGGATAATAATCTCTTACCCAGTCTTTTTCTATGTTAGTAAATGCTTCTTTCTCTCTGTCGAAAGATAGACACTCGAACGGAATGTTCTTGTCGTTTTCGCCTTTAAGCCAGTAGACATATCTTGCACAGACATCTCCTACCATTCTGACTACGTTATCGCCTTCTACATAAGTGTAGCTCTCGATTTTTCCTTTTTGGGCTTCGCCCTTTAATTTTCCAAATGTTAATGCCATTTTAGCTCCTTTAAATTATTAATTTCTTCGAACTTGAAGTGTATTCTGTCATCTTCAATCCAAAGTAATCTATTTTGGTTTATTATGTCCTGATTACCAGTATAGTGCATCAGGTCTAGTGTGGTATTTTTCCTACTTTGGTATTCGAAGTAATTACGCAAGGAAGCAATACCAGCGTATTGCGCAATTTCTATATCTGAATACCTAGCTCTTTGAATAAACAACGCCTCTGGTTGAAGCAAAAAACTATCGCCATGAAAGCTTTTCTGCCAAAACCGAAATCGTCTATCCTTCCTATTTACTGGAAGCTTTTTATATGTTAAGATATCAAGGATAGTCAGTATATCACCAACTTTGCCGTTGCTTTCTTTAAATATCTTTTTCCAATTATAGAATATCATTATATCAAAAATCTAACCTTTTGTCAAGAAGTATTTTTCCATGCTATATGGTCTTAACTTCATAACCTTGTTTCATGTAATACCCCATTCTCGCATTTGCTTGCCGTGTAGCTGTTTTACCGACTAAGTGAATATCTACCACTACAGGCTGAGGTTTATTTTCGTACTTTCTTATTACCCTACCAATTAATTGTGTTAGTAGTGGTTCATTATTAATTGGAGTTGCTAGTATAATACAACTTAAACAATCAAGTGAAATGCCTTCAGAGAAGATACTTTGTGTTCCGAAAAGAATGTCTTTACCCTCTCCAAAAATTTGCTTAATTAAAGCAGGTCTCTCTGTATGTGGAACATCTCCAGTAACACAGATAGAGTTTTTTCCTACGAGTCTATTAACTTGTTTTAGAAAGTCAACTCTATCCGATACTACTAATACTTTATGTCCTTTTGCCGCATAACTAGCTGCAAGAACACCAACCATATTCTGGTACTCCCAATCATATGCAATAGTATTAATTCTAGACGCCCAAGGTATCTTGTGTCCATCAGGAAACCTAATTCCTGATTTTAGAATATTTACTATCGGTACGAGATAATTCTCTTTGGGTGGTTTAAATACTGTACTACTAAAGTAGTCACAGAAGATAACATGACGCCCATCTTTTCTTTGCATTGTACCAGTTAAACCAATCTTATACCTCGCCTTGCTAGCATCAATTAGTCGTGTAAATGTGGGACTACTAACGTGGTGCATTTCGTCGAGAATAAGTGTTCCAAAAACATCTTTAATCTCGTCTACTTTACGGTATAGTGTTTGAACATTCCCTATAACAATAGGTGCGTCAGTTTCAAACCTTCCAGAGCCAATGACTCCAGGCGTAATTCCAAATACTTTTTGTACTTCTTTTTCCCACTGCGAACGTAACTGTAAAGTATGTGTTACTACTAATGTTTTTTGACCTAGCTTATTAGCTATAGCTAAAGCTGTAAAAGTCTTTCCCCAACTGACCCAAGCGTTAATTATACAACTGTCTTCGAGTTCGTCATAAACCGATTGCTGTGATGGACGTAAGTCAAACGCAAAGTCTAACTCGTCAATTTTTGAACAGACACGCTTATCGACTATTTCGTAATCTTCTGGTATTAAATCCGTTCTTCCAATAGGCAGGGTAATTAACCCACTCCTAACTACTCCCATATTCTTTATAATGAAAGGTGGATCTAACGGATTTCTTGGCGGTATAGCATATGTAAGTTCTTTGTCAATTTTTGACTGTAAAGTATTATCTACTTCCATGAAAATTCTATTCGATAATACTGCCTTCACTTACACTCCTCCAATACGGCCACGGGTTAATATTAATACTAGTCCTTTTTCCACGAAAAGCATTTACAGCATGATGCACCCCAGGAGAGAATAATACTAGACGATTACCTATAGGTTGAATTTTATCATGCCTATATAACGATCTTGTTTCTAGTAACAACTCGCCTCCTCTTAAATCTTTGTATAAAGTGGGGTAATATACGCAAGAACACAATGGAAATACTAATTCCCCTGTTTTTGCGTAAAGATTCTCATGTTTGTCGAAATGCCACTCTAGTGGTCTTGAATTTTTATGAGACCATATCTCATACCACCCAAGATCTTCTAGATTATAATATTCATTCGCAGTTTCTAATACTTTCTCTACAAATAAGTCATTTACTTTTGGCTCTCCACGAATCATATCCCATTCACATTCTACTTTTTCACTAATATCTATGTCTAGGGATTCATTCCAGCCTTTCTCTAAAAAATTATCTATAATATGCATACTACCAACCTTTTATAATATTTGCCATAATGAATAAAGCACATAAAACATTTAATCCGACAATAAAAGTTCTAGCAATAGCTACAGCATTGTCATACTCTTCAGTCTGTTCATCTGAAAAACTACCGATTGCATACTTCCATATTGTCCAAAATTTTTTCACACTTTTCTCCATGTTCTTTTTTGTTTCACTTCTGAATAAGACCACAAAATACTAGGCTTATTGCTAATCATTAGTACTTGTGCATATTTCATCTCTAACGATGGTGGTCTTTTTACAGTAAAAGGAAAGGGAACTTTATCTAGCCAAATAAGACTAGCCGCTCCCTTTCGTTCTATTTTATCAATTTTTATAGACTCCAACTTTACGGGAGTAGTCTTTTCATAGTGAAAGTACTTCCCTTTGGAATCTATATAGTCGTCGCCCCTATGTTGTATCATACTTCGAAAATCTTCTAGCATATACTTTAAAGGGTATAAATTTTTATGTGGAGTTTTTAATCTTCGTATTCCAATACTACTACCTTTGACATTCTTGTCATCTACTATTTGGGTATCACAAAAGAGAAGTCCGTCTCTTTCTTCTATTTCATCACTGTGTAAAACATACACAGGAAACTGTATTTGGAATATCTGTTGAAAATTCATTACTCATATATTTTTGCAAATTTTCCAAAGGAGTAATCTTCTCCTATGTCAAAGTCGCAACCTATCGCTGTACCAGGAATAGACAAACCTCTATCCTTCTGTACATTTCTCTGTAGAATTTCGCAATATTCATCAATTGCGTCTTCTTTTACTTCTGCAAGTATAGAGTCATGTACTAGAGCGAACATTTTTACTGGCAACTTCTTAGTGGTTACCTCACGGTGTGCGTCTATGGCTCCGAGTAAATTTACATCAGAAGCCACAGATTGCACGAGAGCGTTAATACCAGAACGGACTTCATGGGCAGCAATTGCCTTATCAGTCGACTTTACGTTTGGCAGTCTTCTCTTTCTCCCAAAGAAAGAATAGAGATATGCTTGTTTCTCGATAAGTGTCTTAGAATCATCTAACCACTTCTTCAATCTATGAAACTGTCTGAAGTAATCTTCGATAACTTCTTTGGCCTCTGAAGTGCTGAAGTAAGTGCCACTATCTTTGGAAACTTGCTCACTAATCTTTTTTGGACCTGCGCCATACATTATTCCGAAAGTAACAGCTTTAGCCATTTGTCTTTCAGTAGAATAATATTCAGCGACTTGGTCTACTTCACATGGTAGATTGAAAACTAACTTAGCAATGTTACTATGGAAATTACCCCCGTCTTGAAAAACTTTCATAAGAGCTTTGTCGTCAGCCAATACTGCAGCACAGTATACTTCTGCTGTTGTCAAGTCCATAGCAACTATTTTATTGCCAGGTTTT